CACAGGTACTACAGGAGATACTGGCGCAACAGGAGATACTGGCGCAACAGGAGATACTGGAGCCACAGGTACTACAGGTGCTATGTTTACAACTTTGAGTATTTTCAATGGATCACCTGAAATTACATCTCCAACCTCTGTACTGTTACTAGCAACAGGCGATGGAGTCATATCAACAGAAGCGATAGCAGATTCAACTACACAAGGTCTTTATTTTCAATTTGTGGCTCCTGAAGTATCTACAATTGGAGATACTATTGTAGCTGGAATATTTTCCTTTTCCGGAAACCAGTATCTTTTTAGTTTAACTGACACAAATGTATATACACTATTATACCCCGATGATATTACACCCAATGAAACAGGAAGTTATTCCCCTGGAGACATGTTTTCAATCTACGTCGATGGATTTAATGTATATTTTTATTTAAATGGTGTAGTTCTTAATGCGCCTTTATCAATCGTGTCTGGACAATATCTAGCTGCTATTTCTGCAGTGACTATTACAGCACCATTAGCAATTGAAAACATTCGATTTTATCCGACAGGTAAGCGTGGACCCACAGGGAATACTGGACCCACAGGGAATACTGGACCAACAGGTAACACTGGTCCCACCGGCGATACAGGTGCTACAGGTGATACAGGTCCTGTAGGTACTGTCACAGGCGATGTTCCGTTCGATTTGATACCTACAATAACCAATACATACAATCTTGGTTCTGCTTCGTTTCGTTGGAGGGATATATTTGTAGGACCTGAGTCGTTGCATATCGGAAATGCTATGATTTCTTCAGATGAAGATGGAAATATCATAACTAGAAATCATGCAGGAGCAACAGCTATATTTGGTCCAACAGGTAATACAGGAGATACTGGAGCAACAGGGAATACTGGAGCAACAGGGAATACCGGTCCAACTGGATGGACTGGAATGACAGGAGATACTGGAGCAACAGGGAATACCGGTCCAACTGGATGGACTGGAATGTCAGGAGCTACAGGGAATACTGGAGCAACAGGAGATACTGGAGCAACAGGGAATACCGGTCCAACTGGATGGACTGGAATGACAGGAGATACTGGAGCCACGGGAAATACAGGACCTACTGGATGGACTGGAATGTCAGGAGCTACAGGGAATACTGGAGCAACAGGAAATACTGGAGCCACAGGGAATACAGGACCTACTGGATGGACTGGAATGACAGGAGCTACAGGGAATACTGGAGCCACAGGGAATACAGGACCTACTGGATGGACTGGAATGACAGGAGCTACAGGGAATACTGGAGCCACAGGGAATACTGGTCCCACTGGAACAACAGGTCCCCTAGGAGTGGGTGGAGGTGAAGCCTTTATGGTGGCAGGTGGACAGGGAACTAACACACTTGCGTATTCATTCAATGGAATCAGTTGGATTGGATTAGGAACGAGTATATTTACGTCTTTTTGTTCTGCAGTTGCATGGAATGGATCGTTATGGGTAGCTGTTGGATATGGAGGAGCGTCAATCGCAACTTCACCAGATGGGATTACTTGGACTGCACGATCCTCTCAGTGGAATCCATCTACTAGTTCTGTAAATGCAGTTGCATGGAATGGATCGTTATGGGTTGTAGGTGGACAAGGATCAAGTTCTACTAATCTCGCAACCTCAACTGATGGAATTACTTGGACTACACGATCATCAAATGGACTCGGATCTGCAGGAATGAAGATGATTGCATGGAATGGATGGATATGGGTAGCAGTTGGAGGAGCTGGTTTTTTGAGTGATACGATAGTATATTCATACGACGGAATTAACTGGACTGGGGCAGGGAGTAGTCCATTTGATAATTTTGATGGAGGAAAGGGAGTTGCATGGAACGGTTCGTTATGGGTAGCAGTTGGTGCAGGATCTTCACATACAATCGCAACTTCGCCGGATGGCATCAATTGGACTGGAAGGGGAAGGACTATATTTACAGGTCAAGGTGAAGGAGTTGCATGGAACGGATCGTTATGGGTAGCTGTTGGGCAAGGAAACTTTAACCTCGGAACTTCAACCGATGGAATTAATTGGGTTGGAGCACCGTCGCCTCCTACCTTTTCATACTCTGGGCTTAAAGTTGCATGGAATGGATCCGTATGGGTAGCTACAGGACGAGATGGCACTACACTTTCGTATTCATCAAATGGAATTAATTGGACTACAGTAAGTGGTATATTCTCAACTGGTGGATATGCAGTCGCAGCTCGACGCGTCTTACCGTATGTTGGAAGTTCATTGATTAGTGGAAATAGCTCAGCACCTGTTAGGGCAACCTTTGGTGTACGATCTCCTTATGTAAAGGTGACTGATGCAACTAGTTTAACGGTCTCAAGATCAACCTATGGAACCTTATATGATATAACCACGAGTAGGCTTACGAATCTTACACTTGATTTTAATGGTGCAGTATGGTCTCTTGATTCGAATGCCTATTGGACACTTCGAAACAATACGCAAACCTATCTTTCACTTACAACTGCAAGTGCGAATACATCAACACTTGGAGTCACAGTGGTGGTTCCAACTCCTATATCAATCCCTCCTACAAACTCGACCATTGTCATGTTAGATAATACATCGAATATTGTATTGTTTTAACAAAGTAATGATTGGCACATCCAAAAACATTTCAGGGTTCGATCCACGAACTATTGCGAAATGTTGTTTATGGCTCGATGGAGCGGATCCAAAAACTCTGTTTTCAGATGCAGCTGGAACTACGAATTCAACACTTAACGGACTTGTAGCCTTCTGGAAAGATAAGTCCGATGCAAACGCAAATGTTTCAAACGCAAATTCAGGTCAACAGCCTACATACATTTCGACTGGACTCTCCTATGATTCAGCAACTAATTCTGGTAAGTGGTTGTTTGGAGTACCGCCTATTTTATCGAGTGGTGGAATTTCTGCATTTGTTGTCTTTAATCCAAAATCATTGACTTCAGGGGCATCCAGCGGTCGCAAATCAATATTTCGACTTGCAAATATAGACGGATATGTGGCAAGTTTCGATAACATACAACTTGACATAGGGTCACCCAATTGTTTCGCCACTCAATACGTTCTACGTCCAACGGTAAACACTGTCAATTTAATGTCAATGGTCTCATATAGCAAAAATACAGTAGACAACCTTGGCATTATTACTACCTCAGTAGGATGGACTCTGAATTCAGAACTTTCTTCGACTAAATGGTCAGACAAGAGTTTTGGCACAAGCTCTGCAAATGATTTTGCAATAGGATCACGTAGTAATACTGGATCTTTAACATTTGACGGAACGATCAGTGAAATAATTGTATATGATGCATTCTTAACCGAGGACCAAAGTCAAACCGTTAGACGGTATTTAAGCCGTAAGTGGAACGTTACATCTCAACGAATCAGTCCTCTTACGATTCCCAACTGTGTTCTATGGAATGACGCAGCTAGTTTAACTGGAACTGGAACGGTCGGTAACTGGCCAAACCCAGCAGGTGCAACTACTGTCGCATGTGGAGGCACAAAAACTCCAAACGGAAAAAATGGTCTAACTACAGTTATGCTAACAACTGCTCAAACATGGGTTCCGAACCCTGTCATTGCTACACCTGCCGTTACTCTCTTTTGGTCTGGACGACAAACAGCCGGATATGGAGGTGCTAATGGTCGTGTTTTACAAGGAACCGCAAACAATCACTTGTATGGATATTGGGGAGGGTATAAACGATCCTTCTACAATAATGCCAATCCAGCATTCCATGTTTCTGGTATAGGTTCAGATGGAGATTGGGATACTTTTTCATACTCTCGTATAGCAGAAGGGCGATATAATATCAGTTGGAATGGTACTCTTATCTATGAAGGTTCCACTTCGACTGGAAGTTGGATGGATGGGTTAGTGATTAATACAGGAGCGAGTCCATTAGAAACATCAAACTGTGAGATTGGTGAAATTATACTCTACAATCGTATACTCGATGAAGACGAACGTATGATGATAGAACTTTATTTATACATTAAATGGTATAAATCGCTAAGACTTCCTAACAACTTTCCATTAGATACCGTAATACCTCGTATCCGTGCATTTCAACCGACCGATTTTAGAGACTGTTATTGTTGGCTTGATGCCGCACAAGATACAACTGCTTTAGACACTAACGTTTCAACTCTTCCAGATCGATCTGGAAACGCACCAAGTATTATACCATTTGGGGGATCAATTTCATTACAAGGGAATGGGCGTAATGGACTTCCAGTGTATAACTTCGGAACATCTCGTGCATTGTCGGATCGAGGATTCGTATGGAATTCATCGTTCACTCAATTTGCAGTCGTACAATGTGCAGCCGGTCAATGGATTGTATCAAGTCTAGTCCCTGATAACAATAATTATTATAACTACTCATACGCAGGAAATTGGGCCCTGTATTACGACACTGTACTTCAGGTAAATGATAGCGGTATGCCTGCTAATGTTGCAAACCGTTCAGTCTTTGAATACGCATCCGAAGGAAAAACTTCATGGGTGATTTTCTGTATCGGACATCGTTCAGGAGATTCCAATTTGACCAATTATACAGTGAATGGAACAGTTTTATCCTCTACAGCAGGAACAGCCTCATCGATTACGAATATTGGAAAACTTATGATGAATGCTGGAAATGGAGCTTCAGGAGTCGATACAACTTTTTTAGGTGAATTCATTCATTATAATCGATCTCTTTCGCAAGGTGAACGTCAACAGGTTGAAGGATATTTATCTAAGAAATGGAACATTACACTTCCATCTGCAGTAGGCTTTTCACCTGCTAGCATTACTGGTTGCCAGTTATGGTTAGATGCAGACGATACAAGTACAACAACACTTTCAGGTTCAAGTGTAACAGCATGGAATGACAAGTCTGGAAACAATCGTCATATGAATACACTTACAACTGCAGCAAACTGGACTCCTAGTACTGCAGCATATCCAACAATTGGTACACCTATCGGTGGACGAAGAACTATAAACTTTACCGCTCAAGCAGGTCTTAAACAGTCTACTACATTGGATGGAGTTAAAAACCTATTTTGGGTGGGACGTATACAGGCACCTGTAGGAACACCTGGATCAACAAGTTTCTTCCTTCTTGGACATGATGTTAATTACGACTGGCATGGAAACCCAATGGGTGGTAGAATCATGAATACAACATTCGCGAATTCAGGTATTTATAACGCGTCCCCTACGTCTCTCTTTACAACTTATGGAGTTAGAGGAGCTATTTTTTCAAATGTGGATATGCCATCTTCTTCAACAATATCGTTATTAAGCGTCGCAGGAATTACAGGAACTACACGTTATCAAGGAATATGTTATGATAGAAATGGTGGCAATATTGGATGGTGTGGAGACTTAGCAGAAGTGATTGTTTACAGTAATGCTCTTACAATCCCACAACGTACTCAGATTGAAAACTACCTCTTGGAAAAATGGAAAATTGCATATCATCCATTCCAAGCAATTAAGTCCAATCCAACTACCGTGTTTACACCTGCAACTCTCCCTAGATGTCAACTATGGTTAGACGGACTAGATCCTGCAGGAACTGGTGTAATTCCATCAGCAAATTCAACAGTGTCTACTTGGATCGACAAATCAGGCAATCTCAATCATGGAACTGGAAGTGGAACACCGACGTACCTTGCAGAAGGTGGAATCAATTTCAATGGATCCTCCCATTTCTCCAATACGGCGTTTAAAATGACGTTCGCTAATCGTTCAATGTTTTTCGTGATGCAAGAAACGACGCGAACAAATAATAACGGTATTTTCGTATTCATTCCAACTCCATCGAATAGTCTACATGATTATGAGGCTTCCTCTGGATTAGTGTATGATACTGTATCTGGATTTGAGACATTTTGGCGATGGACTCCAGGCGATCCTGTATCTCGAATTGGATATATATACCAAATGGGAAACTCAACTCTTCTTCCAAGGGGAATTTACAATGATAATATAAATACCGTTGTAGGATCAGGATATGTGAATGGATCCAATCTTACAAACAGAACTGCAATAGGATCAGCTACAACTTGTTCTGGATATGTAGTTGGTGGACGATATATACAACCCAATATTACAAATAGATTGAACGGAGTCATCTATGAAATCATCGCATACGATCGTGGATTAACCAATTCCGAACGACAACAGGTTGAAGGATATCTTGCATGGAAATGGAGACTAAGTAGTTCATTACCTACGAATCATCCTTTTTACAAGGTATCGCCAGGTCCTGCATTACGTTCAATCGTGTTAAACCAAGACGAACTCTATTTATGGTTAGATGCTTCAGATTTATCTACGCTGCTTCAAAATCCAGCATTCATAACGCCTGTCACTGCATCTGGACAAAATGTAGGTGTATGGTTAGATAAATCTGGTAAGCAACGTCATTACTTAGCTCAATTGAATACCTATCCAACCTATTCTACTAGATCTCAAGTTCCTGAAGTCGAGTTTGATGTGAATGGTAAAGTTATGGGATCCAAATTCTTAGGTACTTACAATCCTTATGTAGCAAATAGTACTGTATGTAGAAATTTGGATTTTTTTATAGTCACACGACCATTAACATCGACTGGAGACTGGCGTACTCTATTTCGAGGATATAATAGCGATCATCATATTATCATTCAACAAGGTTCATATGCACTTGGTGCTTACTATAATCAAGGAGGCGGATTTCGGCAATATGGTTCACTTACATTGGACGGATCACGTCGTGTCATCATTCATCTTTCCATTTCATTAAATGGCTTTCAGTCTGCTTCGATCACTGAACTTGGAGAAGCGTATGACGGAAATGTAGTTATGTCGCCAGCAACAGAGTATTTTAATGCAGACAATACTATTTATTATTTAGGTGGATACCAAGGAGGATCTCAACCATGGGGATACGTTTGCGAGATTCTCGTATTTAAAAGAAATCTAGCAAATCAGGAGAAGATTCAAGTCTTCAACTACTTGAATTCAAAATGGTTCACTCGTGTTACACTCAAGAACGCAATTGACTACCTTCCACTCGCTACCAATGCAACTAATTTGGGTACAACTCCACAGACAGTTACAACTGTGGGTAATGTTATTTATACGACTGTTGGAGGCAAAACGTGTGCGTATTTCGATAACAGTTTTGGAATATATTTGCGACTTCCCTATACGAATCCAGAAAAGTTCTCGTTTTGTTTTTGGTTGTATCCATTGTTCAACGCGGGTACAACCTATACTACTGCAATTTCAATTACGGAAGCTACAATTGCTAGTCCAGCCCTTCAAGTCGATCTTAATAGTACAAATATTTACGTGTATACTGCGCTACCGAATAATTGGACAGTGTTAACTTCAGGCACTTCAACTGCAAGTAGTTGGACACATTATGCAGTTACGATCAATCAAACAACTTTCGTACAACAGTTGTTTGTGAATGGAACCTTTGTAAGTACTGCAACAGGGTTTGGTTCAGCCCTACAAAATCGTGATC